TGATATGAACTATCAACTCACGGATATGATGCCTGAGTATAGACCTGAACATGAAAGAATGTTGTGGGGTCTAGGTTTAGCTGGTAATGCGTTTAAAAAAGTTTATTATGATCCATCACTTGAACGCCAAGTGTCGATGTATATTCCAGCAGAAGATATTGTAGTTCCATACGGTGCGTCTAGTTTAGAAATGGCAGAACGTGTAACACATGTGATGCGTAAAACAAAAAATGAATTACATAAATTACAAGTTGCAGGGTTTTATCGTGATGTAGATTTAGGAGAACCGTTCTTAGATATTGATGAAGCTGAAAAAAAGATTGCAGAGAAGTTAGGCTTTAATCCTACAGAAGATGACAGATATAAAATCTTAGAGATGCATGTCAATATAGATTTAGAAAATGGCGATAGTGAAGATGGAATTGCGTTACCTTATGTGATAACGATTGAAAAAGGTACCGGCACTATTTTAGCTATACGTCGCAATTGGAATCCAGATGATAAATTAAAAGCTAAGCGTCAACACTTTGTTCACTACGGTTACATTCCAGGATTTGGTTTTTATTGCTTTGGTTTAATTCACTTAATTGGTGCCTTTGCAAAATCAGGTACCATGATTCTTCGTCAGTTAGTAGATGCAGGTACACTAGCTAATTTACCAGGCGGTTTAAAATCCCGTGGTCTAAGAATTAAAGGTGACGATACTCCAATTGCTCCAGGTGAATGGCGTGACGTAGATGTACCATCAGGTGCAGTGCGTGACAATATATTACCTCTTCCTTATAAAGAGCCTTCACAAGTTCTTAATCAGTTAATGAATCAAATTATTGAGGAAGGTAGAAGATTTGCTTCTGCTGCAGATATGAAAGTATCTGATATGAGTGCTAACTCACCAGTAGGAACTACGTTAGCTATTCTTGAGCGAACCCTCAAAGTAATGTCTGCTGTTCAAGCACGTATTTACTATGCGATGAAACAAGAGTTTAAATTACTTAAAGGTATTATTCGTGATTACACTCCTAAAGAATATTCATATGATCCTGAAGTAGGTGATAGACGCGCTAAACAAGCTGATTATGATAATGTTGATGTTATTCCTGTAAGTGATCCAAACGCGGCAACAATGTCTCAAAAGGTTGTGCAATATCAAGCTGTTATGCAAATGGCACAACAATATCCACAGATTTATGACTTACCAGAACTTAATAAACAAATGTTAGAAGTACTAGGGATTAAAAATATTGGTAAACTTATTCCATCAGCTGATGATCAAAAACCAAAAGATCCTGTATCAGAAAATATGGCCATCATTAATGGTAAACCTGTTAAAGCGTTTATATATCAAGACCATCAAGCACATATTCAAGTGCATATGGCTGCTATGCAAGATCCTAAGATTATGCAAATAGTGGGTCAAAATCCAATGGCACAAACAATTCAAGCAGCTGCTATGGCTCATATTAATGAGCACATTGCGTTTGAATATAGAAAACAAATGGAAGAGCAATTAGGCGTTCCACTACCTAATCCTGATGAAACATTACCAGAAGATGTTGAACTTGAATTATCTAGATTAACTGCTGCAGCAGCTCAAAAACTTTTAGCTAAAGATCAAGCAGAAGTTCAGCAACAACAAATTCAACAACAGCAACAAGATCCGTTGATTCAAATGCAACAACAAGAACTTGCAATTAAACAACAAGAAGTTCAAATTAAAGCACAAAAAACAATGGCTGATATACAAATAGACCAAGCAAAACTTGAACTAGAAAAATTAAAAATTGATTCTAATGAAAGAGTAGCCGGTGCTAAGTTAGGTGCTGATGCAGAAAAAGAAAAAAATAAAATAGAAGCTCATCAGTTAGAAGAAGGTGTTAGATTAGGAATGCAATCATCACTGAGTAAAAATAACAATCAATCTGAGGAGTAAACCATGGACCAAACGCTAGAGCTATTATTGTCTCGAATAGATGATCAGCGCAAAACAGTATTAATAAATTTAGGAGACGGAGCAGCAAAAGATTTTGCTTCGTACCAAAATATGACCGGATATATACGAGGTCTATCCGTCGCAGAAAGTATTATAAAAGACCTTGCACAAAGAATGGAGACATTTGAAGATGAGTGAAGAAATCATCACAATGAATAAAAATTTGGTAGATGCTAATGGTCGACCAATTATTATTCCAAAGCTTGAAGATGTAAATGCAGAAGAGATACCAATTGAAGAACGTGGTTTACAGTTACCTGAGCCTAAAGGATACAAGATACTTTGTGCAATTCCCGATGCGTCAGAAACATATAAAGGCGGTATTGTAAAAGCAGATTCAACTAGAACTATAGAAGAACATTCAACTGTAGTTTTATTTGTAGTAAAAGTAGGTGACTTAGCTTATAAAGATGAGACAAGATTTCCTACTGGACCATGGTGTAAAGAGGGTGATTTTGTTCTAACACGTGCATACGCAGGTACTAGATTCAAAATCCACGGAAGAGAATTCCGCATTATTAACGACGATACAGTCGAGGGGGTTGTTGAAGATCCTCGTGGCTATACTCGCGCATAGGAGATAATTATGGCTGATGTAAAAGATGGAGATATTGTTTTTGAATATCCAGATGATGACGAAATACCAGGTAGTAAATTACCTGATGAAAAAGAAATAAAAGTTTCTGCGGAAAAAAATGAAGTTAAAGTAGAAACTAAAGCGGATGATATCGATCTTGAAATTACAGACGATGACATCCCCGCTGCTGATAGAGGTAAAGAACCCTTACCTAAAGAAAAAGTAGAAGAATTAGAAAATGACACATTAGAGGATTACTCTGAACGTGTTAAACAACGTATGGCGCAGTTAAAAAAAGTTTGGCATGACGAAAGACGTGCTAAAGAAGCTGCAGATCGTGAACGTGAAGAAGCTATTAAATATGCTCAACACATTACGGAAGAAAACAGAAAACTTAAATCATCATTAAGTTCAGGTGAAGAAGAGTATATTAAAGCAGTAAGTAGTTCTTTAGAACAACAGTTAGCAATAGCTAAACGTGACTACAGAGAAGCTTATGATGCCGGTGATACTGAAAAGATTATTGATGCTCAACAAAAAATGAATGAGGCTCAGTATCGTTTGTCTCAAACACAAGCATATCAACCTAAGTATAAAACTCCTTTACAAAATGATGAAAAAGATGTATATATACAACAAAATCAACAACCTTCATTTAAACCGGATTCTAAAGCCCTTGCTTGGCAAGAAAAAAATACTTGGTTTGGTAAAGATGAAGAAATGACAAGCCTTGCTTTTGGCTTACATGAGAAATTAGTTAAAAGTGGCTTAAATCCCACTTCTGACGAATATTATCGTCGTATCGATGATACGATGCAGAAACGATTCCCAGAATACTTTGGGGATGCAACGCTAGACGAGGACCAACCCGCCCAGCGCACTAAACCTTCGAATGTTGTTGCTCCGGCCACGCGTAGTACCGCGCCTAAAAAAGTACGATTGACGAAGACACAAGTAGCGTTAGCCAAGAAATTTGGGCTAACACCGGAACAATATGCAAGAGAAACTTTAAAATTGGAGAACGCAAATGGATAACAACAGAAAAGATCGTGAATTAGAAGTAAGAGAAGAATTTCAAAGACCTGATAGCTGGAAACCTGCATCATTACTACCTGAATTTAAAAAGGTACCTGGTTGGGCTTATCGATGGATTAGAACAAGTCTTCTTAACGATGCTGACAATCTAAATGTATCTTCAAAAATGCGTGAAGGATGGGAACCCGTTAAATTAGCGGACCACCCTGAAATGAGAATAATGGTTGACCAAAACTCTCGCTTTAAAGAAGGCGTTGAAATTGGTGGACTATTATTATGCAAGATTCCAGAAGAGTTCGTTGCACAACGTAAAGCTTACTATGAGAATAAATCAAAACAGCAAGCCGATGCAGTTGACAACAGCTTTATGAAACAGAATGATCCTCGTATGCCTCTCTTTGCAGAGTCAAAAGCAACGACTTCATTCGGTAAAGGTAAATAATATAAACTTATAAGGAGAATAAAATGGCATATCCAACCATTAACAGTCCTTACGGTTTTCAACCAGTTAATCGTTATGACGGTATTCCGTACGCCGGGGCAACTTTACAGATCCCAATCGGCGCTTCGTACAATACTCCAATCTACAACGGTTCTTCAGTTAAAATCGTACAGAACGGCACAATTGAATTATCAGGCGCTACAACTTCCGGTACTATTATCGGTGTTGCAACTGGTTTTCAATATACCAATTCATCAGGTCAAACAGTTCAAGCTCAATACTATCCAGGTACTAGCGTTACTAACGCTATTGCTTACGTAGTTGTTGATGCATCAGCTGAATTCAAAGTAACACTAACAGTTTCAGGCGCTCCTACAGTAGTAGTTGGTGCTAATGCAACTATTGTTGGTACAAACTTAGCTGAAATTCAAAACGGTACTGGCTCAGCAACAACAGGTAATGCACAATCATCATGCGTGATCCCTGCTAACGGTGCTGGATCAACAACAACATTACCATGGAGAGTAGTCGCAGTAGTTCCAGATACAGCTTATTTATCAGGTTCTACAGTGCTTTATCCAGAAGTACTTGTTAAAATTAACAACCCACAGTTAACTGCCCTTACTGGCGTTAATTACGTAGCTTAACTAAGGAGAACATAACATGGCTATTTCACGTGCACAGCTCCTAAAAGAGCTATTACCAGGACTTAACGCGCTATTCGGTTTAGAGTACAAGCGTTATGGCGAAGAACATAAAGAAGTTTACGAAACAGAGACTTCAGAACGTTCATTCGAAGAAGAAACAAAACTTTCAGGTTTCTCAGCAGCACCAGTCAAAAACGAAGGCACAGCAATCGCTTATGACAATGCTCAAGAAGCTTGGACAGCTCGATACAATCATCAAACTATCGCTCTTGGCTTTTCTTTAACAGAAGAAGCTGTAGAAGATAACTTGTATGACACATTATCAGCACGTTACACAAAGGCTTTAGCTCGCGCTATGGCATACACAAAACAAGTTAAGGCTGCTGCAGTTCTTAATAATGGCTTCAACACTTCTGGTTCTTACAACGGTGGTGATGGTGTTTCATTATTTAACGTGTCTCACCCTCTTGTTTCAGGCGGTACAAACAGCAACACTCAATCAACTCCTACAGACTTGAACGAAACAGCACTAGAAAACGCTGTTATTCAAATCGCTGCATGGACTGATGAGCGTGGCCTTTTAATCGCTGCTCAACCACGTAAGTTAATTGTTCCACCAGGTAATCAGTTCGTTGCAACTCGTTTGCTCGAAACTGAACTTCGTGTTTCAACAGCTGACAATGATATCAATGCTATTAAGAATAATGGTTCAATCCCAGAAGGTTATGCAATTAACCACTTCTTAACAGACAGCGATTCATACTTCTTAACAACTGATGTACCTAACGGCATGAAACACTTTGTGCGTACTCCGTTATCTACTTCTATGGATGGTGATTTCGATACAGGTAACGTTCGTTACAAGGCTCGTGAGCGTTATTCATTTGGTTGGTCAGATCCTCTCGGTATGTGGGGTTCACCAGGCGCTTAATAGCAACTGGCTACGTACTACTAAAAGGGCTTGCTTAAAATGCAGGCCCTTTTCTTTGCCTGTAATTCATGATTTTCTCTATTCCACAGGCAAATCTTCGGAGTAATATGTAGTTATACACATGGTGTGTATAACTTTTAAAAGGAAAATATTATGTGGACAACTCCAGCAGCTACAGAAATGCGTTTTGGCTTTGAAGTAACTATGTACGTAATGAACAAGTAATGGTTATCGTAACAGACTGTTATTAGTTTAATAAATTAGGGGCTTTGGCCCCTTTTTTTATGCTATAATGCTTGCAAATAGTGCCAATTCAGGTATTATTTGGGAATCCGGGTTACCCGGCTTATCAGACTGTCCCGGCAGACGCATACAAGACGGATAAGCTTAACTTTGTATGAAGGAAAATATCATGGCAATAACAACGTTCAGCGGCCCAGTGTCGTCTTTAAATGGATTTATCGGTGGTACAGCAGCAGATCCAATCGTAGTAACAACAGCAGACAATATCAACGAATCATATGCAACAACATCAGCTGCATCAGGTGATACACGCTTATCTTATAACAGATTAACATTCGCAGGTGCAGGTGCAGGCGAAACATTAAGAGCTTTCTCAGTAGTAACTGCAGCACAAGGTGCAGGTCAAACAACTAACGGCGCTCACATCTCTATGTCTGTAAACACAGGCGGTTCAATCTCAGGTGCAGGTAATGCTTTACGTGCTACTTTAGGTTTAGCAGCAGGTGTTTCTTCAGGCGGTACAGTTGCAGCTATTCAAGCAGATTCTGACGTAGGTGCAGGCGCTACATTACCAGCAACAGCTTCTTGGATTAGATTCACAAACAGCGGCGCAGGTACAGGTCTATCAAATCTATTTAATTTACCATCAGCTATGGTTGTAGCAAGAACAGCGTCAGCATCTAGCCATACGATTAAAATTATTGTAGATAATACTCCTTACTACTTAATGGTTTCTAGCGCACAATAATGGAAATTACAAAAGACTTTCTTTTGTCTGAGATCAAGCGTCTTGAGGCAGAGCGTAACCAAGCATCTAGTTTTGTTACAGCTTCTCAGGGCGCCATCGATGCATATACTGCATTAGTGGAACGGCTCGACGCCAAAGAAACAAAAGGGGAATAGATTATGGCAATGCAATATGACGTACTGTCGTACCACAATACAGTATCAGGTGTAGCGGTACCTTATCGTACTCGATTAAAAGGCATAGTAATATCACCCAGTTCATCTACAACGTTAAACGTAGGTGTTATGAATAATGTTTATTCAACAGGAACTTATTCTCAAACGGGCACTACAATGACTGTTACTTTAACTGCTCATGGTTTGGTTACAGGCAATCGCGTATGGCTAAGTTGCACAACAGGTGATGGAAATAGTGATTTATATAGCGTTACAGTAACAGACGCTAATACATTTACAGTAACTTCTAGTACATCAGAATCCGTAAGTGGCGCTGTAAGAGTTTATTCACAAATTTTAACAGAAATTGACTGCGCTACAGGCACTTCGTTTTATACATTAATTCCAGGTGAAGGCATTGTAGGTCAAGATGGGTTATATGTAGGGCTCCCTTCAGCAGGCACTGTGACCAGCACTATCTTTTACGGATAAGGACTAATTATGACAATGCAATATGATGTCCTATCAAAACATGCAAGTGCTTCTGGCACACAGGTTAACTTTGCCACTCGACTAAAAAACTTTACGGTAACCTCAGGTACATCTTCCTTACGAAATGCTGCTATATGTGATCCTACAGTTTTTAAATCAGGTACTTATGATCGCCCAGCTGCAAGCACTACTGTAACAGTAACTATAACTGCACACGGTTTAACTACAGGTGATAGAGTCTTTATGGACTTTACTACTGGCGCTGCAATTGATGGTGTTTATGCAATTACTAAATTAACCAATGATACTTTTACTGTAACAACTGCAGCATCTACTATAGCAAGCGGTAACGCTACGTTTTATTCAGTTATACTAGTAGAAGTAGATACATACAGCACTGTCGGACTACCCATTTTAATACCAGGTGAAGGCATTCGTTGTCCTAATGGTATCTATGTAGGACTTGGTGGTTCAGTGACTGCTACAATATATTATGGCTAATAAGAAAAAAGGTCCTAGCTTAGCTATTGGACGCGGTGAAAAACTTCCTGTATCGAAAGGTGCAGGGCTCACGGCTAAAGGTCGTGCAAAGTATAACGCAGCTACTGGGTCAAACCTAAAGGCTCCTCAACCACAAGGTGGCGCTCGTAAGAGATCGTTTTGTGCTAGGATGTCTGGTATGCCTGGTCCTATGAAAGATGAAAAAGGTAGACCTACTAGGAAAGCCGCATCATTAAAAAGGTGGAATTGCAAATGAGTGCAGAACGCGAAGTTATAGAAC